AAATTCATAAAAAAGCAAACACGAGATTGGAGCCCCGACCTGGTTCACGATCCAGTGCAGGAACGCCTCCTCGACATAATCGCAGACAAAAAGAAGTCGCTGAAGAAACCGGTAAAAGCCAAGGCCAAAAAGGCCGAAACGGAACCAGCCACCGGCAATGTCATTAACATCATGGATGCATTGCGGAATTCTCTCAAGAAAGAAACCAGCAAGACGAAATAGGTTTTGGAGCGAGACTAATGGCCCAGAAGAAAAATCCATGGTCCGATCCCGATCTTGTACGGGAAAAGGACGCAACCGACCCGTCACCGGTGGAGCCGAGAGACCATCAGGAGAAACCCACGCATGAACAAACAAACGCGCCGGGCAATCCAAATTTACGGGCACCCAAAGAGCCCTACCCTGACCGATCGAAAGATTGATCAGAATAACAGACACCGTGACGAAGTACATATCTGGGGTCGCTTAGCCTATCGCAGGTAACAGCGACATTACGCAAGAAGGGCTTCGGAAAGATCCGGAGCCCCACTTTCTAGATCAGTCGGCTTAAGATCAAACAGGTGCTCGCGCTGCAAATCGCAGCAAATACAACAAATTTTGGCAACGATAACTGTTCAATCCATCTGATCGCCCAGATACGCGGAGTTTCGACTGTATTTTTATTGGTCATTTTCCCCTCCCTTTAGAGAGGGCTTTTATCACACGGTCAAAAACCGTCACCACCTTCTTTAGTTTATACCCGCTCTGCTTCACTGCTTGAAACGCTTGGTGACGATTTCAAACAGTGCGTCCGATATCCACATTCCGCAGGCTCCGACGACAAATGCGGCGGCATGAAGCCCCGCGTTTGAGCCATCATCGGGCGGCAACGGGAAATGAACCGCATTCAAATAATGCAGAAGCGGTCCGGTCAAATAGCCGGCCGCCAGCGCTCCGCAAATTGGCGAAGCAATCGTTTCGCGAACGGTATATCGCTTACGAGACAATGCGCGCAGAGCACCGCCTGCAAATCCGGCAATCACGACGGACAGTTTGAGGCCAAATTCGTCTAACGGTCCGTTCATTTCCAGCAGCCCCGCCGTTTTCCGTTTTCATCGTTACCCTCGACCCGCTCCGCTGCTGGCCGGTCTACTTTGGTCAGTGCGACCAGACCGGCAGGCGATAGGTTATTCTGTCTCCAGCCCGCGCAGCTCGTTGCACTGGTCGAAGGACAGCCCGCGACGACGAAGGGCAAGAACACAAAAGTCATAATCCGTAAGCCCGCGTAGTTTTTCATCGTCCTTGCCCCTTTCCTTTTCGGCTTTGACGGTTTCGCGCAATTGCTCGGAAACTGCCTGCTGACGGCCCTCACGCATTCCGGCGAGATATCCACCCGCCAGAAGCAGAAGCGCCGCCAGAACGGCAGCGAGCGAGTATTTCAGCCATGAGGGGATGAGCGCCCAGATCATGCCTCTTTCCTCACCCGCTGGATGAAGAAGTAGAGACCGACGCCGACAAGCGCCACCATTGCAACAGCAAGCGCCCACTGCATCGGGCCGGAACCGTCAGCCATTGCGCCGACGCCGGTAATAAGCCCGCCGAGCGGTCCCCATGCTTCCGGCTTCTTCAGTACCTCTTTCAAGGACGTATCCGACTGTACGGCCTTGCCTGTTGGAACCTGCGGCACCGGTGAAGGTACGGGAGCACTGTCACGCGAGAACGCCAGAGCGCGAGACCGAACCCGCGAGACACGCGAAGTCCAGCCCTTTCCGAACGTCGAGAATGTGCCGAGACCTTTCAGCCATGCCAGACGTGCATCGCACAGTTCGTTGATGATCCGGTCAGCGGCGATCTTGCGAACGGCAGCGAGTGTCTTTGCGCCGATGACGCCATCCTGATCGACGCCGACGACTTTCTGGAGCATCTTGACGGCGCGAGCTGGACCAGAGTGGATAGCAAAATCCAGCGTGGCATAATCCACACCGGCAGGCAGATCATCACCGGAAACCTTGTTCCAGTAATTCTCACGATAGATATCCGTCGCCTTGGCTTTGGTCAGCGCCTTCACTTCGGCTTTCGAGACACGACGCCCTTCCCAGGCTGACAGCGTAGCGAGCGTGATGCCCATATTGGTTGCACCGCCGGGGTCTTTCGGATGATCGACGTACCCGCCCTCTTCCGAGAAGACATGCGGCATCGCTTTGGCGAAGGTTCCCTTGGCCATTGGTGATTTCCTTACTTTGTGAGATGATCGATTAGCGCTGCTGAAGTTGCCCTCCCTAACAGCGCGACCTCGGTAGCGACCTTCCCAGCACCGAGGTTTTTTTTGGGAACGAATTAAAATGTTAACAATCGCGCCTTTAATCTGAGACTGGGCGCTTATCGTTGCTTTCAGCTAGATTTCCCAAGGCGCCTGCCCCGGTTAATGAAACCTTGCCGGGGCTTTCCATTTGAATGAACATTCTCGCTCCTCTTGGGTTAGCCCTTACGGAGGTACCAATGGGCTCATTCATTTACGGTCACATCGAATGGATATTCTGGGCTTTCATGGCGCTAGCTGCTGCCATCGTTATAACAGTCTTCTTTTATTATGACGGGAACGGAAACCGACGTTGAAAAAACCGCACCGCATGCTGGGCGGATCGTCAGGTTTTCGGTATCGGTTAGGCAAGTGAGAGAAGCTCAGCCGCCCTTTCTTCTCCGAATAAATCCGTCGCCATCTGAACGAGCAGAGGCCAAAGCTCATGATCGGAGCGGAAGGTGCTTGCGGTCAGAAAGATTTGCCGGGTGCGGAACGGCTGAGTTGCCATCGCCGCGTTGACCTGTTCCGCCTCGGCATCAGTCATGCGCTCCCAGAGCGTGACGGCGGGTATGACGGTCACAATCGGAGCAGCGGGCGGTGTGTATTCAATTACTTGACCATTCACGATACGGCGCTGGCCCTGGAACGATAGTAACTCTTCGTGTTGGGCATCTGTGATTTCGATTGCTCCACTCGGAACATCGTAATCGTAAAACGAAGTGTCGAAGAACGCTGTTGGTAAGCCTTGCTCATCAGTTTTGACGTAAATAGCCATCCTAATTCCCCCAAGCAAAGTAGTTGAACAAAATACCGGGATCGAATTGGAGGGTTCCCCCATTTAGTATCGCCTGGATAACGACACTAAACCCTGATTGGTTGTGTCCGAACGTTGTTATTGTCCTTGTATAGGATGCGCTAACGTTTGCGTTCAGTGAACTCACAACGCCGAAGCAATTGTTGGGGAAACTGGTATGGAATGTGACAGGCCCATAACCTGTCGACGGAGCCGCGAGAGTTCCCATCATAAATACTCGTCCGTCAGGGAGAGTAAGTCGATTACTATTCGATGACGCCCCCATCGTTGCCCACATCGCTGCGCCGTTAGCGTCATCGAGTAAGGTGCGTGCAAAGGGCGTGATATCCGACAGGAGAATATCGCCGTTGTCATCGGTGTTGATCAGTTTGTTTGCTGCCAGTGCGACCGCCTTCAGCCCGCCGTTTGCGTCGGTTTGCAGAATTTGACGTGCTGCCAATGTGAGCGCCGTGAGTGCACCGGTCTCATCCGTCTGCAAAATCTGGCGTGCCGCCAGCGTAAGCGCCGCCAGCTTGCCGAGACTGCCGTTGGGGTCTTGGATGCCGAACGTAGCAGGATCAGCCAGATCAAGCGTACCCGGTCCGGTGAAGATCGGAACCATGCCAGCAGCACCGACAAGAGCCGCAAAGGCTTCAAGATTGCCACTGGATAGTAGATCGATCAGAACACGCACTGCGCCTTGATATCGGCTGCCGTCTGGCTGGAACCGGATGCGCAGGGGCAAGCCTGAACCAGCAGCCGCCGCAGGGCATGGCAGAAACAATGTGCCGCTGTTCTGCCCGGTAATAGACGCGATAATCAGGACATGGCCTGACGGCGCGATAATGGCGTCACCGGCCTGCACCGCTGCCGTCTGGAGCGATGAGCCTGATGTGGTGAAGTCACTGCTGCCAGAGGTCAGCGTCAACTCACCGACATCATAATCGGGGCGTATTGCCATTATGCGCTCCTCTTGGTCTTCTGAGCGGCTTCAAGGTCTTTGTTGCGCTGCTCTAGCTCGGTGCGGAAGGCTTCGTTCTGGACCTCAAGGATGGACATCTGGGCGCGCATACCGGCGATCTCATTAGCCAGAAGCAAGTTACGGTTCTTATAGAACTCATTCAGCGCCATTGCTTCGCTTGCCGCCGCCATCGGATCGATTTGCACGTGCGTAGGCTTCGCCGGTTCATTCACCGTCGTGTCGGTCATGTCGGGTTTTCCTGGATTAAATGAGTACGAAGAAGCGGACTGTTCTCGCCCTACCGTCGATATTGCGAATACGACAGACGGTGTAAGGCTCCCACATCTCGGCGCAGTAGGTTCCTCGGTTAGCCTGCACCCCGTCAGAGCCTCGCAACACCACATAAGGGATTGCACCGGTGGGGTTTGGTATGGAGAAGTCCTGACTGCCAGCCCCGCCGAATGTCACTATTCCTGAATAGGCGGGCCGCATTGGCTCCATTCCTGGATAGAGCGCCATGTTTTCCGGTGAAGCCACAGCGGCGTCATACCCCGGCTTGGATATCTGAAGCCCCGCCGGACTGAGAATGATCCTCCGAGCCATCACAACAGCCTGTTCTTGAACACGATGTACTTGATTTTCAGCGTCTGGGAAAAGGTATACCCGGTGCATCGCCACCATATTCCGTTAGTCGAAACGGCGCATTTCACATCGACAGGATATCGATCCGTGGCAGCAGATGTATCATTCGGGAATATCACGCGGTTGTTAAGTCCTCCCTCGCTGTCGATGCAGACAGTAAAGAACACCAAAGGAATGTATCCCAAATCTGGGAAATCAACCTTCAGGAGATAGTCGTATCGACCGCCAGCCCCACCGCTCCCATTGTTTATCATCACGTCACCGGCGGGCGCGCCTCTTTGGTGAACCTTCAGATAATCGTTGTCGGATGAGACAATGGCGGGGTCAGCAAGACTGGTTGCGCTGTACCCTGGTGGCGAAACGCGAAACAGCATTCGTGAACCAAGCTGCCCCATGAAGATGCGATTTGTCATCCTTCAAAAACCCAGAAGCGGTGAATGTAGTTGAACGAAGGGTTCGTCTCCAACGACAGCCCATAGATGGATGATGTGCTGATATCGTACCGACCGGTGAGCAGGAATATTCCCTTGGCATTCGATGGTGGCGGGGGAATTGAAGAAATCCCGCCCCACATGCCGCTCATTTGCTGCTTGTCCATATCCACGATCATTAATGCAACGACAGATGGGATGTAGTTCAACGCATACGGGAAATTCACCTGTGTATCCGTCAGGGAGTTCGCCGTAAGCTGGAACTTGATCCCGCCCCCATAAAACCAATCACTGTCGAACGTCTTTTGTGCATCCGGCAATGAAGGTGAAGCATTCTGCCCCGGTTTGCTGGTGATTAGCCGAGGCGGGTTGCCACTTAGATAAACGCGCTGGGCCATGCGTCCTCACGTATTGTCACTGAAAATCAGGGTCGCAGCATCGAGGTTGAAAACAACGTTGCCCGCAAATGACCTGATGATGCCCGAGTACAGTTCCGCCACACGGCCAACCATCATCGTCGCCTCACCATTGATGAAGGTGAACGGTGCCTTGCTATTGATGCCGTTCGTCAAAATGAGCTGATCTGCATTCATCACAATCCGGCTTTGACCGCCCGTCAGCGCATCAAGGAAGATCGCCGCCTGTGAAGTTGAACCGTTGCCGGATGCGGCCACACTGAGACCGATACGGGCCAAGGCCCCGGCGGGCGTGGCTTCCACTGTTGTTCGGAAAAGCCCAGACGCCGAGAAGTTACCCACGGTTGCCGTCAGGCCAGTCACAGCGTTAGCCGTGGCGGTCAGAACGCCGTCCATTGTGGTGACCTTGACCTGCAATAGATCAACGGCACTCGCGGTCGCTTCCAGACCCGTTACCGGGTCATTGACGACAGCTTCCAGACTTTCAATCCGGGTTACGATTGCCGAACCGGATCCGATGGCGACTTCAATCGCTCTTGTGTAGGAAGCAGTCAGTCCTTCGGCGGTAACAGACGCCTCCTCGCGAAGCGTCTTTATCGCTATCAGGTTCGCACTGTCCTGCTCGCTCGCCTGTGCCCCGATACGGTCAAGCTCTTCCTGAACATATCGGAAGCTGTCACCGATCCATTGCCAGTTTCGTTGAATGTCTTCGTTCAACTGGTCGATGTCGATTGGATAGATATCGAGCGGCCCAAGCCGGATATCCAGCATCGTGACAGGTATCCAGTCCGACCATTCGAACGGGCGGTTCCCGGCATATGTCGCGTATCTGGCGCGGATTTGATACGACTTCGTGGGAAGTAGCAGCATCCCCGGAGCCACGAGCATCGATCCGACAGAAACCCGTTCGGTGCGGCCTGCGAAGATAACGGACAAATCCCAAGCCGTTCTGATCTCGTACATAACCAGATCGACATCGGGTTGGTCGCCATCCCATCCAAGCAGGATCGCGCACCGGCGGTTGTTTCCGTTGTCGTCCTGAGCCACCGATGCGATGGCCGAGAAATCGACAATTGGCTGAGGCAATGGCCGGATTGGCCCGAGATAACCCACGGAAGTAGGCAACTCATCGGTAGCTGGCGTCCAGTTGTAATCAGCTGGGTCGACTTCGCGGATTGCAACCGACTGGTTGACGTTCTCCAGATCGTCCATGCTCTCCAGGTCGAAGAGCTTGTTCTCGTATCCGTTACGGACACTCGACCACGAAACAACGTCTAGAGGTTCCAATTCGACCGCCTCAGGCGGCAGAGTAAACTTGTGCGATCGGAAACGCCGGTTTGTCTCAACAAGGGCTTTGCCGAGTCTTTGGTTCTGGTACCGAAACGGCGAATACTCGAACTGAACATCAGCCATCAGACGGCGATTGTCGTCTTGTGCCTCATACTCCGGGAAATATCGAGGCGGCGCTTCCTTGTTCTCCCACGCTGCATCAGGATCCGGATAGATGACGTTCACACCGTTATAGATCGTTTCCAACCCCGGAAAAGGCTCATAGCTCTGGCCCGACGTGATGGCGATGCTTTCATCCGTGAACGCATAGACCGGCAGACCGGGCGCACCGACGCGAATCTTGTAGACGCCGCCGATCTCGGCCATCTTGCCGTTGCAGACCTTCAGAAGACGCTCGATCACGTCGAGCGGCTCTTCGTTCAGTCTGATTTCAGCGCCACAGCGGAACTGCTTCTCGGTCGGAACTTCTGCACCCGGCACAAGTCGGTCACATTCATTCATCGCCGCGAACCAATTGGAAAGCGGAAGACGAGTGAGCGGAACCTGCCCTCCCCAGATCCGCTGACCGTCGTAGTAGATGCCTCGGAGTATGTTGTAGATCACAACTGCCGGGTTATCCGAGAACTCCCACGTTGACGGATCGGACCAACGATGTGAACCGGACCCGCCAACGGTGCTGTCCTTTCGCGGATCGTAAAGGCGGATGCCCTGAACTTCGAATTTGCACTGTGGTGGGCCAGTGAAAAGCTCCTCCTCGACCTGAGCCGTGATGACGACATAGGCGATTCCGCGACCGATCATGTCGGCTGTCCATGGACGCTGGCTATCGCTGCCGAACTCACGGACAAGCAGGCTGTCGGCTACTGTTTCGTTGCCGAGATGAGCCTTCCACCAATAATGGTTGTTGTCGCCATCCTTACGATAGGCATAGATCGGGAATCCCCAATCGCCGTACGACGTATCACTGAGCTCCGCGACGGTCTTCTCGCCATTCGTCCAGAACGCATTGCTGACGGACGTTACCGGCAGATCAGACAGGCTGATAACCTGTGTCAGGTAGGCATTCGGCGTTTTACCAGCCTTGCCCCACGTGTTGACGTATTCAAGGCTGCCAGCAGTCGCATATGTGCCGACGATGAAGGAGAGCGGGTTATCACCGCCAACCTGTATCTGACCCTGTACGCCTCGCGGTTCCTGGCTCTTCTGGCGAGCCCGTTCCAGCAACGACAGCCCGACCTTGAGAGCAATGCCAAGCACGAACTGCCCGAGCGCACCCATGGCGCCGATAGACGATGCAATCGCGCCGACGGCAGCCGCCACCGGTCCAGCATGGGCGAGCGACATCGCCGCCAGCATGAACCATACGGCGTAGAACAGAAAGCGAAGTGATTTCATTGCTAAATCCGGAATGCCCTTTCGGCAGTCAGAAGATCAACCGTTCCGAGCCCGGAGGCATCAGGACGAAGCACAAAGATACGTGGTCCGTTCACCACACCGAGTGCCCACAAGGCACTGTCATTGATACGAACGGCGGCGATATCGCCGACAGCCGCATGAGAGGGATGGATTTCCTCGAATTGTGAGGCTGCAAGTTCTGCATGGTTCTCGAAGCCGTCTTTTCGAAGCAGACGCAAACCGCCAATAAGCGTCTTGTAGCGGCCGCGGTACTTTTCCGCAGGATCGTATCCTGTCATCTCCAAAACCGCGCCAGCGGCCCATAAAGCGCAATCGTGTTGACCCCAGACGAAGGGCTTTGCCATCCCCGAATGAACATAGTCATTCAGAGTTGTTCGCCAGTTAGTGAAGCGTTCAGCCATTGACCTTGCCCTTCTTCTGGCCCCAGAAAAATTCCCACTGTCCGGCGACATCTGAATAACGACGGAACCGGTCGCCGTTGCGAAGTCGCTGCGAGCCGTCACCGCGTTTGCCTGGATTGGTTTTCGTCAGTGAACGGCTGTGAGAGACACAGTTGATCTTGAGACTGCCCTCGCCGCCTTTGGCTGCCGTTTCGATCGGTGCACCATTTACGAACCCGAGAAACCGGGATCGAGGCGGAGCAATCAGCAGGCGTGTCTCTGGGTCGAAGTATCCGCGATGGATCTCGATTGGCTGAAACCGTGGATCATATCCGCGAACAGCCAACTGAACAGTTGGATCGAGATGGCTCAAAGTCAGAGTGACTGTTCGAACCGTCAGATCGGACACGAGCGGGATCGCCGGGATGTTTACCAGCTTGCCCCATCCGTAATATATCCGTGTCTCTGGCAAGCCCGTTTCACCGCTAACAACGCTCAGCGTGACGGTATCCTCGCCGTTCCAGAACCCGAGCGTTTCAACAACTCCTGTTGTCCGGTTCTTCGCCTTCATCCAGACGAAAGAGCGCGGAATGACAGGCGCACGGCTCCTTACCTGAGCCGCAACGGCCGGATCGGTATCTCTCATCTGATGATCCTTATGGAATCTGATAGACGCTGAAGGCCATGCCATCGGTAAAGAGGTCTTTGGACGATCCCTCATCGAATGAACCGGGCAATATCTTCACTTTGATCGCCGGTTTGATGAATGTGAGCGCCAAACCCGCTGTCACACCCGGGCGAAATGGCGGCGCCACTTCAATAGCAGATGTCGTTCCGCCACCGGTGGCTGTGGCGGCTTCAACCAAGCGATGCATGTTGCGCCGAACCGGACTTTCACCGTAGTCAAATGCAAACAAATCACCCACCGAAAGCTGGTATCCAGCGGGCAAGCCACTGACTGACAGTGACTTGTTATTGGCCCCAACCGACGCGATAGCCGGCGTTGCACTTCCCATGATCGCCCCTGTGGGGTCTTTCGACGGGAAGGCCTTCTGTGGCGCGTAAAGATAGAAGGAACTTAACGCCCCTCCTAAACTCTCAATCAAAGCTTGAATTGATGCGGCTTGGTCGTGCCGCATCTTTCCAAGCGTTACGTCACCTTCCCACCGTGGCGGGGCCAGATCGGCTGTAATGACCTCGCCAGAACCAAGACCGGTAGTTTCCTGCTGGAAGGCAAGGCGCCATTTGACTGTCTCGATAGGCAGCTTGTCGGCAAAGGCAGCCAGAGAAAGTGGAAACGTCAATGCCATGCTTACGCTCCCACCGCTCTCGGGTCCCGACTGATTTGGTTTACTCGACTGGGCAGCATTTGGCTGTCGTACTGGCTGATGCCCTCGTTGATCATGGGCGCGGCGGTCTTTTGAGCTACATCTTCGACAAACGGCCTCAGATTGCCGTCTGCGGTACGAGACCACCCGACCGTGACGTGAACGCCCTGCGTACCTCCCGATGCCTGGTTGCTATTCGCTTCGCCATAGATGCGAACCGGGATTGAACGGCCGTCCGGCAGCGGTACTGCCGCCTCTGGCCCACTTTCACCGAAGATGGCAGGTTTGTTCGAGATGCCGCCCTTGGCAAACAAGCCGATAGAACTTGCTCCAACCATGCTGGTCAGGCTGGAGTTCCATCCACCGCCGGTTGCGCCAAGAAGATTGCTGAACAGAGAATTGATGGCCTGATCAAGCGCCATGTCCAGCAATTTGTCAGCCAGCTTGGTAAGAGCACCTGTGAGAGCCTCCAGAGCATCTTTGCCATTCAACATGTCGGAAACGAACGAAGATGCGAAGTCTTTCGTCAAATCCTTGCTGATCTGGAGCTGTTCATTCAGTCGTATCTGGGTCGCCAGACGTTGACCGGCTGCACTATCCGGATCAATACCCGCCTGACGAAGATCGCCGTACACGCGTTGTTCTGTTGGGCTGCGGAACATCTGAGCGCGTTCGAACCGAAGTTCTTCCGCCAACTGAAGTTCGGCAACGCGGGCAGCAACGGCGCCGTACTGTTCAGCAAGCTTTTCAAGTTCCGCCCGCTGTGCAGCGGTAATCGTCCGACCCTTGTCCTGCGCCTTCTGGAGCAGTTCGAGCTTGAAGCGCATTGTATCTGCGGCGACACCGGTTTTGCCGACAAGTTGTTCTTCAAGTTCAAGCTGTTGGATACGATCCTTTGCAGACTTGATTAGGTCTCGATAGGCTCGCGCAGCCCGTTCGGCTTCCTTGCTGGTTTCAGCGAGTTTCTTGGCTACTCCAGCATCACCCGACAAATCTACGTTGTCATTGGCAGCCTGAAACTCCTTGAAAGCATCGGCGAACTTCTTCCCAGCCTCATCGAAATAAATGCTCGAATAAGCACCGAAATCCTTACTGGCTTCGCGCAGACTGTCGATCTGATCGCCAAAACCGGTGAAAGTGGCGCCAAACAGTCCGGCAATCGATCCAAACGTGTCCTGTGTAGCCTGGAGGATAGACGCCATAGATTCCGACCACGCGGATTTCATCAAATCAGTCAGCCCGAGAAAGACGTTCTGAATGCCTTCCATCAGCGTTTTCATTCGAGAGGCTACGAGAGCGAACGCTTCGCCCCAACTGTCGGATGCTTCGCGAGCCTTGAGCAGTTGATAGACGAACTCGCCCAGAGCAACCGCAATCGCACCAATACCCGTTCGAACTAGTGCAGCCCTGAGCAAGCTTAGCGCGCCTGTAAGCCCCATGGTCGCCAAGCGCGCTGCGACGAATGCGGCGACGTATCCCGTCCCGTAGAGCGTCACGGCAGTGCCGGTGATCACAATCAGTCTGTCCATGTTGTCAGCGACTTTGATCAGCATCTCCGCAAACGTGCCGGAAATGTTGTTCGCCTGATCAAACACACCTACCGCACGGAGAATGCTGTTGCCGATAAGCGTGAATGCGTCCCCGATTGTCGCAGGCATGCTGTCGGCTTCTTCGTTTAGCCGTTCGAGGTTCTTAAGAAGTACGTCGGCAATGATATCGCCGGTGATCTTTCCCTTTTGACCGAGCTGCAGAAGTCCGCCAGTCGTCGTCTTGAAACGTTCAGCGAGCAATTCCGCCAATCGGCCACCGGTAGCGATCACAGTATTCAGGTTATCGCCCGACAGCTTGCCAAGAGCCATAGCTTTAGCCATGGCATTCTGAACACTTGCTGCCTGCTGGCCTTTTGCACCCGAAACCACGAGCGCATTGTTCAGCGCCGCCGTATAATCCAGCGTCTGCTTGGTCGAATAGCCCAACTCACGCATGATGGAAGCGTTGGCGATGTAGCTTTCTGTGGTCTGCGCAATGCTCGAATAGGTGCGACGGGCGATTTCTGACAGGCGCTCCATCACGGCAGAGCCCTTTTCAATCGAACCAGCCGCGAGATTCACTCGCGAGGTCAGGTCCGACCATCCGTCCACCATGTCGATAATTGCCTTGACGCTGAATGCAGCCCCGACTGAAGTGAGGGCTGTTCGCAAAAGTTTCATCGCCTGCGACGAACCGTTTACGGATTGGTTCAGTTTTTCTGTCGCACGCGATGCTTGTTCAGCGTTCGAGAATATTGATAAGAACCCGCTACCCACTTTCGAAATCGCGCCACCTAGAGATTGTGCAAATCTCTGCATCTTCTCGATTGTCGCTTGAAGTTTGCTCGTCGCGCGCTCTGCTTTTCCTGCATTGCCGGAAAATTCGTTTAGGTTGCGACTTGCACGATCTACTTGACTGGTATCGACAGCCAAACCAAGAGTAGCAAGATCCATGTCACACCTATTCGGGGGATTAAATGAAAACGGCTCTGATTGTCTCCGTTGCGCTTCTCGCCTCACCGGCATTTGCCGATGACGCCGCAACAAAGATTGGCGAGCAAGCTCGGAAGTGCTGGAATATGCCGTCTGGCGTTGCTGGTCGCGGCTATTCGGCAACTCTTGAGGTTGAGTTCGACAAAGACGGTAAAGTCGTAGACATCACTGCGAAGAAGTATCCGAAAGATGCCGTGGGCAAGACCTTCGCACTTTCTGCAACGCGGGCCATCGAACGCTGCGCCCCGTACACCAATGCTCCTGTTGGAAGGGCCATGATTACTTTTAAGGAATCGGATCAGACCAAACAGATAAACCCGTTCAAGTGACCTATGGTTTTGACAGCAAAACAGCGTGTCGATGCTTTTCTGCCATTCGCTGAGGAATCAGTGTTGGCTTTGAAGCTGATCCACGAAGCTCAGATCCCAACAATCGCGATGCTCCTATCGTTCTGTATAACTCACCATCCTCGTGAAGTTGCCAGCAAGTACAGGAAGCGCGGTGAGCAATTAACCACGGCAGAAAAAAAGGCACTTGGCCTCCGCTCAAACGCGTTCTTTTCGCGTGACGCGCTTAATGCGCTTACTGACAAAGGGCGATTAAGGCCGAAAGACTCATTCGAGACGACGCTATTGCGAGGTGTTTTTTCTCATTCGCGCGCACGATCTATCGGCTCGACGACTGGCATCGATCATGCCTATTTGAAATACTCCAGCATGTTCAATGATTGTCCGACCTGTAAACAGCTACACGATACGAAAATCGTTATGGAAACTGCCACTTGGCTGCCTCCAGCTGGATGTGTTCGTGAGGCATGCGGAATACAGATCAGAATGAATATCGACTTTTTAGCGGAGTGGGGTGACTAAGACATTCAAAACAACGCGTCGAATAACCCTTCGCTAAGCTTCCGATGCTGAACGACTGGCTTTTGCTGCCCTGTCTTATTCTCCTTTGCTCGCCAGAGGGTCATCACTGCCATATCGATCTCTCGGATGAGTTCTCTTTCCCACGGGCGGATATCTAATCCGGCACCGCGGGAGAGAGCATCGATCTCAAGCCATGTAATCGGACAGGCGACAAAGCCGATCTGCCGGCTGGCATTCAGTTCCATGAACCAAGCCCAGATATAGCCAAGCCGGTCGGGGAAAGCAGGCAGGTCCGGTTCTGGATTGTCCGCCTGCGCAAATGCTGCCTCCGCAAAGGCTATCAGCTCGTCGCGGAGGGTTTCAAAAAATTTGCTCGATCCGCGATGAACTCGTCCACCTGGTCTCTGATCCAGGGCAGATCGGTGCGCGAATAGAGCTTCCGGACATTGTCCTTGTTGAACGCCAGTTCTTCGCCATCAAGAACAATTCCCGACCAGCCCAAAGTACAGGAAATCAGAGTGGTTACGGCTTCTTCTTCAAGCTCGGCGGCAGAAAGCTTTGTTTTGCCCTTCTGGTTCAGTCGGCGGTCAAGGATGCTCCGTTGCGCCTTGCGGAAGACATCGCTGTCCGTGCCGACCAGAGTGATCGTGATCGGCTTGCCCTTATCGGTCTTGAGAACCGTCCCTTCAATGGGGTGGCGAAGTTCGAGGGTCTGGCCCTCCTGAGAAACGGCGAGTGATGCGAGGTCCATTATGCTGCCACCTTGACGATGTTCGAATTGATTTCGAGCGTGGAATTGAGGTTCTGGATGGTGTTGGCTTCGCCGCCGGCCTCTTCAGCACTCATCACGAGGGCGATGAAAAGGCGCTCTGCGCCGTTCTCGAGTTCGATCTTGAAGGCATAGTTGTTGCGCGTTTGTGCGGCAGCCAGAAGTGCAATCTGGCCGGGGTCGTCATCGAAAATGGCGAAAACGTTCTGCATCTGGCCAGCGTTGAACGTGCCTTTCTGCTTGATATCGCGGCCACGGTTGATCAGAGAGGTCGTGATCAGCGCCGCGGTATCGCCTGCTGCGCCCATCTGCGACCAGCCGTCGATCTCCACCCACGCCTGCGACGTGAAATCGGCCTCAACAAAGTCGGTGGACTTATCGGACAGAACGCCGCCGATAAAGATTTTTGATCCTGCGACAGGATAAAGAGCCATGACGGCCTCCTATGTTGTGATGTTCAGGCGTATGCGACCCATTGAATGGTCACTGGAACTTGAATTCGGTCGGCTTCCTGAATGGCCGATCCGATATCAGGGCGTTTCATCACCCGTATGTTTCCCGGCGCCATTGGAATGCGCAGGGTATCGTTGAAATGGTCTGCAATCTTTTCCGCCGTCTTTCGTGGCGTGATCTCGCCCTGCCCGACTGGATAGACGGCGCTAACCTGCAGAATGCCCATGTATTGGTTGAATCCGCCGTCCTTGATCGTCAGGCGGGTTGTCGTATTCGGCAGATAGGAAACCCGCAGATACGGACCGGTTGGCGGTGTGAACGCCACATTCGGCCAAGCGATCGGCAATGTCGGGCTGAGAACGAGCGATGCAAGACGGCTGAACAGCAGGTTCTGGATCGTGCTTTCAACTGCCATCACTTCGATCCTGCTCTTGCCTTAGCCTCGACTGTCACGTCGTAGACGATCTGGCCCCACTGTTGAGCGGCTAGGCGGGTGAAACCTCTTGCCGGTCTTCCCTCCGCTCCATATTCCACAAACTGCGCGTAATTGGCCGTGTACGCCGCTACAAGGCGATCACCTGCATTGAACTTGGCTATTTCGAGAACAATGGCCGATGGATTGTAATTGTGCTTCGCGCCGTCTTTATCGCGATTGGGCGGCGGTGGATCACCATTCACGACAACAACGAGAGAAGCCCGCAAAAACCCGGTGTCGATCGGCATATTGCCGCCTTCATTTACCGGCGTTTGCATGACTTCGATCACTCGGCGGGTGCTCTCACGCAGCACGGCGGTCAGCCGCTTCTCTGTTGCCAGCACCCAATCATCAACCTGGCCAGAAAAACGCGCCTGACCGCGTGATAGCCGATTATTCGGGCTGACGTGAACGCCTGTGGTTCTGACCATCACTCAATTCCTGCGAGGAAGTCGATCTCCATTTCCATCCAACACCGGCAATTGATGATTTCGCTTGCTGGCGCTTCTGGATCGCCTGGATAGGCAAGGAATGCTCCGCTCGGGCTCGTGAACTTATCTTCCATGCCAACGGATTGACCGTGCATGGCCTTGTGAGTGTCACGAACGCGGTTATCGCTGGAGGATCGCCATACCTTCACGATGGTCGATTGATCGACGCCTCCGTCTACGGCCTGCCGCATAGCTTCCATCTGGCTTTCATTTAAAGCTGCCATGGTCTCTGTACGGGCAATCGTCTCACCACGAAGGTGAAGAAGGTTGTCCGAATAGCGCCCAACGATCTTGCTAACGGAGTCGGCAGGCACGGCCTGCTCTTCCCGGATGGCTTTCAGCACGGTTCTATCGAAGCGCTTATCACGTCGATTTCGCGTCAAATAGCGACGCAAATCCTCCGGGTCGCCCGAAAGTAGTTCTTGGCGAGCGCGGTCAACGTAATCGGATTGGGCGCTTGTCAGCCCAAGAATACCGCCCTCCCTTCGACCAGTTGCCCGGTTGATCCGCCCGACGATATTAAGTGCTGTGGTGCGCGGATTGTTACCTCGCTCCATTCCGAGTTGGAGAGCCGTTCTTACTGCTGCCCTTTGATCCTCGACTATGCCGGAGACAAGCTTGCTGGAATGATCACGAAGCCAAGTCTCGGCACGGATATTACGAGCATCGAACCGAATGATGACCTGACCGCCACCCGGTTGACGGATTGGAGGCATACGGCCCGTCGTCGCAACTCCGCCACCATTGTAGGCACTGGCTATCGCGTTATCCAATGTCCGAAATGCAGCGTCATCGATATGCATGGCCTGAATGGCGCCTGCGATGTCGCCTTTCTCCATACGCTCGACTATGCGCTTGATCTGCACCTTGCTCTTGATGTCGTTAACAGCATCCATGAACGCAGCGCGCAACAATGGTTCATATGAGGAGACAAGCTGTTCAAACCGTTCGCGAGGCGTGAGACGTTTAAGCACGAGCCTGCAACTCCCAATAAACCACGGTTCCAGCCGGATTGAGCGGCTTCGCCTGAACTATTGTGCTCACAACACCGCCGATGATCACCTTGTCGGTTGTCGTCGGCTGGATCGTTAGTCCCTTCGTTGCAACGTAAACCTTCTTGTCCGTCGACTTGATCAGCGTCCCGTCCACGTCTTTCTGATCATAATCCAGCGCTACCAAGGTGCACGGATAGTCCGTATCGCTCGTTCCTGGGTTCCATGGATCGCCCGATGTCTCGGTGCGCCGTATAGCGCCGGTCTGTCCGAACTTGTCGATTAGGCGATTGACGACCGCGACCGAACGGGCATAGTTGAATTTGGCCATTAGGCGCTCTCCAATGGATCAAATCCCCGACCAAATGCGTTGGAAAACATCGGGAACCGAAGGAGGACAACATGAACGTCGCAAACTTGCAGATCGAAGGCCTATGCCTCGCTATTGCCGCGATCAACCATGCACTGGTCGAGAAAGGCATTCTGTCCCAAGTCGAGTTAGACGACGCCCTCAGAAAAGCCGAAGCAACCGCTCGTGGGGATGATCGATTTGTCGAAGACCTCAATCCATCGAACCGCGATGCGATCTGCTTTCCGATCAGGGTACTTCAAATCGCCAATACGACCGGAGCGGAACGTCCCTGGAGCTTTACCGAACTCGCCCGCCTGGTTGGAGAAACGAAGCAACCTTATAACGATATGCTTTAGGCTCGCGCGGCTGAACCGAAAACTCCCGGCCCTTTGCCTCGGATGAACCCGGCCAAGATGCCGTCGACTACGCTGATTACCGGCAGGACGTCATCAATCCTGCCGTCCGTGTCTTGGTATGTGACGGACAGATCACCGACCTGTTCCTGCTTAATCGCCTCTGCTGGCACATAGTCTGGCGAAAGGCTTCCGGGAGTGATCAATTCTCGCCAAGCAGCCTCACACAAGGCATTCTTGATCCTTTGTGGTATCGTTGTGCTCGGAAGCAGCGCACCGCGCCACACGGCGTTCTTTCGAGGCCATTCAAGCGCCTGCTCTACCGTCGCAGGTTCACCGATGAACCGCTGGCCGTATGTGCCATCCAGCCATGTCGTACCGCGGCGCAAGGCCTGTTCGACTTCGGGATCGGTCTTGTCGGCCAGATCGTAGCCGACCTTCCCGCAATAGGCCCTAAACTCATTCAGATCGACGTAGCTGTCAGCGTCAGGATCGCCGGGGCTGACGATAAGTGCCATGACTATTCATCTCCAAAACAAATCTGACGCTTTGCCCGCTCCATCAGGATTAGCGTTTCGCCTGCGTTGGCAGAACCACTCACCCAGAACGAGCCATCTTCAAGTTGCCCAAGCACAGCCACAGTTGTGAAACCCTTCCTTTTGGCGGCTTCGAGAATGGCGTCAGGGTTGAACCTAAACCCCTCCCCAACTTCAACCGGCTGGAGCTTGACCACTTCGCTCATTCTGCGCCCGCCACCGCATTCAGTTCGTTGAACTTGTCGATCAGCGTTTCAAGTTTGGCTGAAGGATGAGGAGCCTTGCCGGTTGCGGCTTCAATTGCCGCCCGGAGCTGCTCTTCGCTGAACTGGTCGCCACTGTCTGTGCCGATGCCGCCAGTCGATAGCGCCTGCTGCTGGCCTTCGTCCTTCCCGCGCTTCTTGTGCGGGTTGATCACCTTCGCATCCTCCGGCGCGAACCGAGCATCGATGATCTTGAAGCCATCGGCCCGAAGCTTTTCTTTGAGCTTCTGCGATACGGGGTGAACGACATATGCGATTTCACGCTCTTTCGACATGGGAAACCCTCAAATAAAAAGGGCGAGCCGAAGCCCGCCCGGGTTGATGATTAGGCTGCGGCCACGGTCAGAACGCCGGCCGTGTGCTTGATGCTGGTCGCGACCTTGTCCCAGTTCGTGCCGGTGGCGATCTCAGCGTCGGACGGCGACTTCCCACCATTGGCTTCATCCCAAGTGTAGCCCTTGAGTCCCAGACCGAACGAATAGTCCATCTGCATAGTCGTCTCGATGCGGGTCTGGCCGTTGGAGGTTTCGATGTTGGTGATCACATCGCTGCCGTCATGAACAATGGCAGCACTTTCCGCGAGAGAAAGCACCTTCAGCTTGTTCGGCGTTCCCGCCTCATACAGCGCCGGTGCATCGGTGACGATCACGGGCTTGCCGAGGATATCGACCACACGGACATTCTGCGCCTGGAAGAGCTGAGCCGTGTTGACGAGATTGGCGCCGATGAGCTTGTGATAGGCCGTACCGTTCATGACCTGAGCGATCAGGTTGCCCGAATGATCACCGAACTTTGCATGCGCATCGTTCATTGCCACGTAGGACAGGGCCGGATCGGTTGCCGCGGACACATCATTCGTCGCGTCCGGCTGATTGCCGATGGCGGCGACAAGTCCAGCAATAGCCGTGTTGAGCTGGTCTGCCATCATGGCTTCGGCAAAGTTGCGGGATGCCACTTCGATGCCTTCAGCGGTCGGCTTTTGAAGCCAGGTCATCTGCGATGGTTCGTAGCGGATCGGGCCGAAGCCGCCGGCGATCTTGACCGAAGAGTGCTTCTGCTGGGTCAGATCAGTCGCGGCTGCTGCGGCTTGTGCCGCATACCGATCAACACGACGCTGCGCTGAGTGGATGGATGCAAAGAACGACTCCTGAAGGAAATCGCCCTCAAAACCATCCGTCGTGAGACGGATTGCGCCGTTGGAGGCGGCATTGAACTTCTGCACCATCTGCGCCAGCGTTTCGATGATCGCGGGCATGAAGTACTTGTTGAATACCTGCATCTGGGAAAGAGACATGGAAAGCTCCTATGCTGTGTCTCGGGATTGTCGGTTGGATGGGCTTCCCGCCCGCTGGGTGCCGCTTCTCATCCCGAGACAGCAGCAGAGAGGTTTCAGGGCGATCAGCCCTTCAGTTCAGGGAATTTGGCTGCGATAGCCGCCGCCCGTTCTTCACGGGTTCCACCGAAATTTCCGCGTTGCGGAGGGTTACCGCCGCCTCCGGGGCCGGGTTGCTTGCCGCTGCCCGACTGACCGGATCCTTCAAAGGCACGCCCGAACGCTTCAGATTCCTTCATCTCGGCAACCAGGCCGGCGATATCCATGGGCGTACCCTTGGAATCCGCGATCTTTGCGTTGCCGTCTTTGTCGACCACTTCGACCGTGAATTTGCCGTCGACCTCCTTGACGCGAGTATGAGCCCGCACATGAGGAAGGAGCAGTTCAACTGAACCCTTCGCTTCAGCCAGAGCGGACGTCGCAGCAGCATCGATAAGCAGGCTTTCAACGGTCTTGGTCAGATGACCGATGCGCTCATCGCGGCTGGAAATTTCGCCAGTGTGCTTTTCCAGAAGCTGGGCCTTGGCAGCCTCAAACTTCGTGTTCGCGATCTTGTCGGCTTCCTTGGCTGGGTCGATGCTGGTCAGTTCCTCCAGCTTCGCCAGGGCCTCGCGGGCCTTGTCCGGGTCGAGATCCTTGAACTTGACGACATCGCGCTCCAGGCGTTCGCGCGTGGTGCGCTCCTTGCCGAGAGCTGTCTTGAGGCCGTTCACGTCTTCCAGTGCGAAGCCGTCGACCGGCTCGACATCGAGAACGAACTTGCCGTCCTTCTCGACATACAGAGCCTTGATTGCATCATCGATCCCGTCGAGCGATGCCAGAATTGCTTTGAGAGCCATGTTTATCCATCCCGGATAGTTGTGCGCTTCCCGCGCATTGAAAAAGGCCCGGAAGGATCACCCTACCGAGCCGTGTGAAGTCAGATTGTCGATTGAACTATTCCGCCGGCTCTTTCACCGGTGGAGTGACCGCAGCGGTCAGATCATCCTCGGTGTCATCGCCGGGAAGTTCGTCCATAATCCGCTTTTCCTCTTCGTCCGCGTCAAACTCGGGTGAAAGGATGCTTCTGCGCTTCATTTCTTGCCAGAGCGTCTGTGTGCTGAGCTTTCCGCGCTCGTTCATAGTCAGAAGCGTTTCAGGTGCCTTGTCCTCACCAAGCTCGATAGCGAAGTCAGTGTTCACGTAGACGGTCGGCTCGAGCTTCACGTTCAACCACATCGATGTGAAGACATAAGCTCGCTCCAGACAATCCTTGAGCATGAAAGCCCACGCCTGTACGGCGCTGGCTGACTTCTGGGAGGCGAATGCTGCTGCAACCTGGGTAATCCCGCTCGTGCCTGCTGTCAGCGGCTGGCGGCCAAGTTCGCGCATCTGGGTTTCGGTCTTGTCCACCTCTTCAGACAGAAACTTGAGCGATGAGGCTGACGGCTCAATGAACTGCCACTGTCCGCTCTTCGTGCCATCTGGAGCCGGAGGCGCATAAAGAACCACCGAGGGGCCAATAGGCGCCATGATCGGCCTGCCGTTCTCATCCACCGGTGGCGTCACACCATTGCCCGCAAGCATCGGGAATGCGGTCAGTTCCTTGGCGGACTTGAGATTGGTTTCCTGCTGGTAATGCTCGACCTGCAATTCGGCAACGTTTCGCATCGGGGGGCGAATGCGCCATGTCGATCCCTCACGCCTACCGGTGAAGAACGGAACCAGCGCAATAACACCAATCGAGATCGGACCTTCAGCAATCAGCGACCAGCCAGCATTGCTCGTTATGCCTTTCTCCCAGATTTCATATCGGGCCGGTCCATACTGACCACCTTCGAGTTCATCTCGGATCAGGATTCGCACACGATCAATGCACTTCTCGTTGCCGGCATTGTCGCTTTGCGTGACGGGTTCATAGATCTTTGCGTAGGTGAACTGTTCCTTGCCGTTGATGACCTTGCTTTCGACCCAGAGCATGTCTGTGGCTGGAATATTCACCCAGTACGGCCGTGCACCCATACGCTTCTCATCGGCAAGCGTGGAACCTTCCGGCACCGTCGGATAGTCGACCAGTATCCAGTCAATGGCATTGTGAATGCCATTGAAGAAAACATTATCGGCAAAGACATGCAGATGATTGCCGCCGCCGTCGATATCCTCGGTCACAACCTTGATTGCTTCCGGCACGGTATCGTTGGCGAGAGTCACTTCCTTTGAAAACGGCTTAGATGCCAGGTTCTCCACGATGTCCGAATAGATGTCAGTGAACTTCGAGTTCGCCAGACGGTAGGCATAGTTCGGATCGCTCTCGTTCGGAAATTGTGGGAGATAAGCCGCGCCCGCCTTCCGCATTGCATCCACACCGCCACGGATCGCTGCAACCTTCGTCCAGTAGCCTAACATCGCCTTATAATCGGCTGATGTAGCGAGAAAATCTGTATCAGCCATTTATCCGTCCTGATGTACCGAAGAGTGCGGTTCGTGTCTGGTTTGTCGCCAGTTCGTTAAATGCGCGGGACGATGCGTCTACGATGTCTTTCAGCTTCCCGTTCGGGAACACCTCGACCTCATCGAGAAATGGTTCGTTCCAAGCGCCTTTCAGCAGAACGACGTTTCCAGCCTCACACTGAGCCGATAAAGGCTCGGCACGGGTGACCTTGTCGCCGCTTTCCGGTGTAGCCTTAGCTTTGTAGCCAGCCAGCATTGCAACAAGCTGCTGTGCCTGGTCCTTACCGGCCTGACCCGGGTCCTTCGGCATGGAGATTGCGCAATCCCTGCCGTCCTGTTCAGCCGTATTTTTGATCAAAGTGCGGACGCCTGCGGGGCTGGCCCGCTCTGCCACACAGTGAGCAATGATGAACTTGCCGTCGGGCATCTTGCCGATCTTCACACCGGCGGTTCTGGCCGATGAAGGATCATCTTCCGTTGCCGCCAAGTCCCATCCTCGGACAAACACGGTGCCGGCCGGTATCGCTCCTACGATCGAGAAGTACGACCGTTTGAACATCCCGCCTTCACGTGGCGCAGGTCGTTGCTGGTTCTGTCCAGCGTGACCAGTTGATCCAAGAGATACCTTGTCTCGCTCGACCACTTCACGCGGAAAGCGCTCTGGAAACAGCAGTTCGCCATCTTTCTCGCGTCGGTCGTGAGTATAAACCGTCTTGAGATCGGACTTCTCGACATACTCACGCCGGGATTCCGGTATCTCCTGTCCCTCCCGATACCAGATTTGCTTTCCAGCATCGTATCGCGCCCGGACCGCAGGTGTATCAAACCCAGTTGGCTTCACTATGGTGTAACAACGGCGTTCGGGCTCAAACTCCATGGGGAGCATCAAATGCTCGTACCCAAGGTTCTTGGCCAGCGCCACGCCGGTAGTGTCACCTTCATGCAGTCTCTGCATCACAAGGATGATGGCCGACTTGATCGGGTCACTCAGACGGTTCGGAACCGCTTCAAGGAACGTTTCCTGCGCCGTCAGACGATCAGCATCAGACTTCGCCTTGCCCACTGACAGCGGATCGTCGATAATCACGCGATCGCCGCGCTCACCGGTGAGGGATTCGAACGACATGGCCGCTCTGAACCCTGATTTGTCGTTCTCGAACTTCAATGTCGAGTTCTGATCGGGCATCATCTGGAACTGGCTGCCCCATCTCTGGCGATACCAGTCAGACTGAACCAGACGGCGAGCCTTGATATTGTCGCGCTTGGCCAGGCTTTCCTTATACGAGGTGGCGATAGACCGGATGAACGGCTTACCGACCGGGCCCCATTCCCATGCTGGCCAGAAAACACCGACAGTAAGCGATTTCATCGTACCAGGCGGAACGTTGATGATCAGCCGCGTTAGCTGATCGTTCGTTACCGCCCCGAGATGGTCCGATATCGCATCGATGTGCCAGCCATGCAGATATGCCCTGCCCGGTTCCAGCACGTGCCAGCCGCCACGGATGAATGAGGACAGAGAAACACCGGCGCTTTCCGCCTCTTCCTCAATCCTCTTGTTCGCTTCCCTCGCCTGTCTCTCCGCCCGGATTGCCTGCAGAGACAAGCCCGAGCTTCTGCAGAACCGGGTAGGCGCTTTCGAGAGCTGCAAGTTCATCGTCTGTCAGCGCTTCCAGTTGTTTTGCAGATATCGTGATGACCTGAAGTGTCCCGCTGATCTTGCGGTTTTCAGTACCCAAACCGAACAGCTTAGCTTTGCCCATAGTGGCCGATACAGCGGCGCTGGACTGCTTCTCGGTAATTGCTATCTGGCGAGCCTCTTCGAGCTCTGTAGCCAAACTCTCGACCGTTACAGCGACCTTTTGAGCTGCTTTGCCTTGCAGTTCGTGCACCCTAGCCGTTACCTTGCCGTCAGCGAGGACTTCACTTGCCTTTCGCCATACCGTTTCAGGCTTCGTCTTCTCACCCACATTGTATGCTCGCCGGTACGCTTCCGAGGCATTCCCGGTTTCCACATAGGCGCGGGCGAAGGCCTCTTGTTTCGGCGTGAGACTCACGGTTCAATCCTGTTCGGGTATGGACGGAGGGAAAGCAGTGAGAAAGACTACTGGCATAAAGCTCACCAACGTCGGGCACGTCAAAATGACCGATGTTGAAATTCATGGCTTCGATACTGCAATCGATGCCGACCAGGTGGGGACGATTGAGACGTCACGAGTGGTAGTAACTGACGGAGGTTACCGGTTCACCCTGACGGAGGAAGAAGTTGCGAAAGTTCGCGAAATTATCTCCTCAGCACAATCGAAAGACGAGGCCGTTAAGGCTATTTCTCGGTTGGACAGCTTAGTTCTATGGACCAAAGGGAATGCCATCGACTTAATCGCTCTGGCTCTTTCTGTCTGGAGTACGTTTAAGACTTAGCGGCTTCTATTGCCGGTCTAGCCGCCCGGTGGGATGAGTGAAAGGAGTGTCGCTCCCAGAATGGCTAGACAGTTGAATGTGCCTGTGCTGAATTACCAGCGGGAGGCTTATCATGTTTGAAAACCAGACAATCGGGGTGACTTGCCCTAAATGTAGAAATCAGATCGAGCAGACTATCGCTTGGCTTAAAACGCACGACAAAATGACCTGTGCTGGGTGCGGTTCTGATTTCATCATCAATAGCGAAAAGCTCTTCACCGGAATTGAGAAGGCTGAGGAGGCTGTCTCGAAATTCAGGAAATCTATCCGAAGTATAGGAAAGCGGAGATAGCATTTCATGCAATCCATTCAGGTCAATGGATAGCTTCAAGGCACATAATGCCATCTGAACACTCCAAATGAAAAACCCCGCTCAATGGCGGGGCTGATTGTTGGTCGCATATTTAGACAGATGCGCTATCCTGATGAAAACAGGAGGGCAGCAATGTATCAGATCAAGGTTTTGGAACTTCTCGAAGACGGTACATCACGGCCACATGAGTTCACCGAAATGGAAACCGCTCAGGATTTCGTCAGACACGCAACCTTCGACTTGAAGGTCTGGATAGAAAAGTACGGCATCTTTGACCGCGATGACTTCTTGAAGCTCCGGTCTATGCCGCAGGATGAAGCCATCCCGTTTTAGTTCCGCCGGCTCTCTCCAATGAAAAAGCCGCCACCCGAAGGCGACGGCTAAATTACTCGCGAATGTCGTCAAATGACTTCGTGCGCGGCTCTTGATCGTGCGACCCCTTGGCGAAGACAACCAGATCACCGTCAGCTATTTCTCGGCGCGCCCTCAAGTCCCATCCGCGATGAATGAAGTGTGGTGGCCCGAAAGCTTTGACTGCTGACCAGTATTCCTCACCACAAAACCCGACGAAGTGGACACATCGTTTCATTTGGGCACCACCTCATACACGGTGGCCTACCACCATACGGATAAGATCAGAACGGGACTACGGCAGGCTTGCAAGGCTCCGCGCTATATGGGCGCGGCTACCGTTATTTCGTCCCCTCTGGAAACACGCCAGACGCTTGAACGCCGTTCTGATTTGTTTGCCCTCATGTTTCGCGCTACCCGGATAAGTGGGGCGGTACTGCATGAGGGCGGATCGTCGGCTTCCGCAAAGGCATCCTGTGCCACCGGCTTGCGCCGTCTTCCACCTGTCGACGTAACTTTCCGCCGTGTCATCACGGGGCCGTGCCGTGCCACCTACTAACGCTCTCCACCTCCAGCCTTGCCTTTGGCTTCAACGAGACGCTTTCGCTCAGGATTGGTGCCCATCCGCTATGCAGCGGGTTTCATTTTCTCATGAAGAGAAGGGATGTTCTTGGGCTTGGCGTCCGGCGCTCTCCAGTGTGTCGCGCACTTCTCGGACGATACCGTTTGTTGATGTGAGTTATCGTCGTTTTCGGACATGCTGTCTAGCCCGACTGTCAACCGAACTTGATACAATCGGTTGAGATTGTTCGCAATCGTTTGGGTTAATTGATCAATTTTCCTTCTCATTTGTCGGTCATTCATCATATTTTCTAATGCAAACCGGCTTAGCTTCATGCCTTTCCGGGCTTTCACATAGGCCCAGCCGTACAGAAGCTTGCGGTCCTCGGCCTTCTCAAGCTCGTTAATCCATTTCCAGCATTCGTACATCCGGTCGATAGCGGCGGCGACAGGACGGCGCTTGTATGTGGCGGGCGCCGATCCATACGCCATGTTGAAGCTGTCAGGCTTACCGTCTGGCATCGACCCTCTTGCCCATGTTGGCCCCTTCTCACCAGGCATGAGCATGAGCGTTTCAGCGGCTTCGAGGACGCGGTGTTCGATATCCTTGGCGGTCCACTCTTGGTACGTCTGGCTCATGCCGCCTCCCTGCTGTCGAAGAAATCGCTCTGTGCTGGCTTGTTCAGGATCATCATCAAAAGCACCCTGAGAACGTGGGTTGTCGGTATTCCGCAATTCATTGCCTTGGCTTTCAGTCGGAGCATACCGAGGTCGATGGAATCGAAGTCAGAGACAAGCGTTCGGCTGTGGATCAGGTGCGGGCACTGGATCAGAACGGACGAAACTGCTTTCACCATGTCAGAATAGATGAACAGTGAGTTCTGAGCCGTCCCGACCATTAATTGCAGAACAAGGCGAAGATGATCCTCGCCGTGCTCTCTTCCTATTTCGCGCAATGTCGGCTTGCAGAAACACTCCCTTGGCTTCCGGCTCGTCGGTGAATGGTCACAGCTGGCTCGCAGGATCACACCGCACTGGCGGGCCACCTTGTAGATGTCGCATGACCGCTTAGCCATCCGAGACCTCCAACGGGAATCTCTGTTTCAAAGCTCCGAACATTGGCTCACCGTCTGACCCGACACAGTCGGCCGGCACTTCAACGATCTTGCTGCGCTGCATGACGGCTTTGAGCTCAGGCGCGCCGCCATTGGTTCGATACACGACGGGCGACCACGACATGTTCTCCAACTCGTAACAGAACCACATCCGGGTCATAGCCGTCCTCCTAACTGGGGAACGATTATCCTGGGCGGCCGTTCTCCTATTGAAAGGAACGCACCATGAACCGCTATTGGGACAAGCCGATAATGGTCGTGGGCGACGATGGATATCTGACAACGATCCGTTGCGCTCAGGAAGCCGCTGCGTTCATTCTCGATCATTGGCCTGATGAAATGGATGACACGCTGCTTCGACCATTGGAAAAGCTTATTGACGTGATTGATGACGGGCGTTGCCCCGAGGATGCCAGAAAGGAATTCCTGGTGGCCATTCATCAGTTTTCGAGATTGCACAGCTAACATTACGCTGCCCTCTCCTTCCGCTCGACTTCGATCTTGCGGCCTTTCCTGAAGATGGCGCCGAATACCTTCTCCGCCTCAGAGCGAGCCACAGACAGCTTTTCACCGTCACGGACCATCACACTCTGCTCGATCTTGTGTTTTGCTCTCCACGCCTCGCATTCTGCCTTTTCGGCGGTTGGGAAATACCTTGGCTGGCCGTACTCATCGGCTACGGTGAAATGTTGGGTGCGCCAGACCAGACGGAACTTTCCGATAAAGCCTTTGGGCGTGCCTTCTGCAAATGCGGTCGATTCGTTCATAGGTTTAAGCCCAGTGGATTTTCGATGATTTCCTGTCGGATCAGTTCCGGCTCATTCATGCCGCCCAGATCAACAAACGTTGTCGTTGGTCCGTGCCAGCCGCATTCAACATCTCGCGGCCACTGACTTTCACGTGACAGAGCAAGAAAGACTTTCGCCTTGTCTTCGTTCTGATCGACCAGGTTCTTCCAGACTTCGTACAGATCGGAGAACTTCGACGGCTCGTATTCCTTGAGAAACACGACTGGACGGAACGGGATCAGAACGTGATCAGCATCGCGCTCTATCGCGCCGATCAGATCCGAGTACCGGGGCTTCTTCGCGAGCAACTGGTGAAAGAACTTCTCATTCACTGTTGGCTTGTAATCGGCGAAGACGTTCTTCTTGAGCTGCGCACAGCCGATGATTGGGATATCGACCTCTCTCGCGATCTGTTTGAGCCTTGCGGTGACTATCTGGCCAAATTCCCAGTCTGCCAGTTTTGTTTCGCCCTTGTTCCGATCGATCAGGCCCATGTGGTCAATGACAGCCAGCCCTTTGCCCTTCTTCGAGACGAAATACCGAATCCGTTCTTCGATCTGGTCGAGTGTCAGCCGCTTCTGCTGGATGAATATCTGCTTG